AGCTGCCCATCCATAAGTTGATTCTAATGCTTTGCTTGTAGCTGCATCAGTTCCAGTATCTCTAAAACGGTATATTCCATCATCAAATGCTCTTCCGGCTACGATGAGTGGCTTTTCGGCAAGTTCGACTAAGGAGAATTTCTCAGCAAGGGGTAATTGCGACACCCCTGCTTCAGTCGTTGGTAACTCGTTGTATGGGAAACTAGCTGAGTCGTCGAAGGGCACATGAGCTACCCACAAATATCCACTAGTTGCCGTCAAAGACGTAATAGTAGAAATTCGTAAGCCCCATGTAGCTGTCCTTCCTACAGCCGCCAAAGTGTTAATGGCAGTCTGTTGCGGTGGTGCTTGTCCAGCTCCACCGGCCCATGTAATAGTCCCTCCTGTAGTGTTCAACGGGTCATACCTATATGTATTCACCATATGGTAGTATGCTTGTGAGTGAAATCCCCCGGCATTGGTTGTAAAAGTATCACTTGTTCGGATGACTGCAGTAGCAGTCGGGTATCCAAACTCGTCAGGTGACCTAACACCATTAACTCCAGCCAAGAATGGGTTCATCCTCGCTAACGCATACGCTGAAACGACGTTAGTTCTTACATCTCTTCTCCTAAGTCCTGATCCTCTGGACTTGCTCTTGGTCTTTTTATTAGTCACGACCTTGACTTTTATTGTTTGTTTTGTTTTCTTAGCACGTTCTTTAAAACACAACTGTCGTGCTGGACAATTGCACCCTTGTGCAGTCCTATTATCCTATATTTATACAGCCAAACAATTAGGAATGGCAATGAATATTGCTGCTGTCTTACGCGTAGGTTCAAAAAAGGAATCCATTGCACCTGTAGTCCTCTTTGCATTCACAACGCCGCCACTGTAGGTAGTGGTACCCGCTCATTTATCACCTCTGAGCTAGAGTCGACATAGTTTAACATGCAATCCCAATGACCATGTACTCCGTTTACCGTCCAGTTCGACTAGTGGGGGCCGTTTGCCCCCTATGTGATCGTCAACTTCTTCCCCAGGACCTGTGCATAACTATGAACAGCCGACCAGTCGTCTGTCCAGTTATTGACATCCTCACACCATAATTGTAAAGCATTTCCAGTTAATATATCATCGATACTAGAGCCCAATTCTAAAAACGGACTCGCTAGTACGACGCCAAGTTCAAAACTTGGTAGTGTTGTAACAAAATCTTTTAACTGTTGAGGTACCATACCATAATAGTTGTAAAAATGATCCATGGTTGCTTGATCACGAATGTGTTCTACTCCAATTGAGTAGGATTTGAATTCTTTTTCCCTGATAACATGACCACTTGAAATAGATGACTCTAACCACATGCAGATTTCTCCGATTACAGGTATAAACCAACGCGTCTTGTCTAGTACAATTCCGCGCATTATGGCTAAAGTCTCCTCCGCTGACCAATTTCTTTTTGTGTGAAAAACCTTGCCCAACCATCGAAATGGTTTTGGACCTAGTACTCTAGTGCCTTCAACACGCCAAAAAAGTGATGAACAAAATTCCAAATGATCGTAATCGGCTGACTCTTTCAATTCAGTCGTCTTACCTTTATCATTGAATCCCAAATCACCGAGAATTTTTGATATTTTAAGTAATTGCTTTTCCGTTAGCCTGTCCTCCAAAAACAACATGCCATCATCTCCCAATACAGCAATCACTTGATCGAGTATGTACGCTTCTTCAAGACCAGCTTCCGTTAAGGCAAAAACCATACTAGCTAAATTAAGCATGGAATTACCCCAACTGGTACACCAGTGTCCGGAATGCACAGACCCGTCTCTGCCTCCTGTTACCCCCGAATTTTTGAATTGTGCTTCATATTTGATGGTGTCATTCATAGCACCAAGCCACATATCCAATTCATTTAACCATTTATTTGTTAAATGCGCATTCTTCCCGGGTGTACAGAATTCAGTAACAGTATCAAACAAATTCTTTATACACAAATATAACTCTTTCAAACCTTCATCAGAAATGCTTGCATCAAACTTGGAGTGGTCCCATTCGTAAGCTATCTTACCCATATTCTCCATTTTGTTGACAAGCGATCCGATCTGCTCACCTGTATAACCGCCCGTGTAAACGAAAGGTGAGTGCAAATCCATACCGATCTGAGTCACATATTTCTGCAATGATAGTCCCAATGGCCCTATTTCCATAAAGTACTCAGGGTGATGTCCACTAATCATTCGTGGTTTGTGATCGGCAGGTGTTTTATACAAAAATTCACGTTTTGTGAACGCGTCGACTCGCGTCCGTGGTGGATAACAGCCTGTTTTCTGAAAATTAGCATGCGCTTTCTTGTACGCATCTCTTTGGTTAGTTGTACGATCTCTCAAAATCTCGTCAACATCCATTGCATCAAATTCAGGTTTTTTCCCAAACAAAATTTCACGTTGTAAGTATCTGCCAAAAATCCCATTAAAACATCTGAAGGCGTCAGTCCAGCTGCCCTTCTGATAACTACGTTTTAAAAATTGCCTCGTCACTAATGCATTAACATCTGAGTGAAAACAGTCATTGTGAATGTACGGAGTACAACACTTAACTGAGAGTCCAATTGAGTATTTTTGGGTTTTACAACCACAACCTCTTATTTTATCAGCCTTCTTCGCAAGATCCATTGGGATTCGTAACCAAGCGCCATCTGCCACCGAATCGATGGGAATAAATCCTCTGCAGAAAGTTTCCACAAAGCATTTAGGCTCTTCTTTCGAGGGCTTACGAGTTCCGAATCCAAAAATGTATTCCATAGGATCAAAAACAAAAGAGTGAAAGTTGGGATGGTTTTTCCTGAACCAATGCATAAATCTTGGTTCTTTTCCATCAAAAACAGCGTTATAAATGTCTTGCTTCAGTTTGTTCTCCCTGATTGGCATTATATCTCCATGTAACCAGATTTCCATCATCACTGATAAAAAATCGTCTGCGTATGTAACAGTATCACGTAACTTTTCTTTGTGACACCATATGGTCATGTTTGATTTAAGCCCTCTGAGAGTCTCTAGCGTGTGTGGTTGCAAGACAAGGTAGATTCGACCCCAATTCCGGATTTTGTCCCATCCAGATGCTTTGGTTAGATTTTCCCTTGAGTATATTTTGACCTCATCGTTATATACAAATGGTACTCTATCGCCAATTCCTTGCCACCAATGTGCGTTAGGTGGTAAAACTATATCTGGAACAGGAGGTGGGGGAGGTGGAGGTGGTCCGCCTGGTGGTCCTGGGGGGCCATCGGGTGGATTTTGGGGAGGATTGTTCCCTCCATTATTAGGTGGAGGGGGTGGTGGGGGAGGTGGGTCATCCCTCGGTGGTTGGGGTGGAGGACGCGGCGGTCCAAAAGTTGGCTGAGTAGGACGAGGTGGACAATTAGGTGGTCTTAAAGGAACTCCTTTTGGATCACCTGTTTGTTCACTTTCCCTAGACCAGTGAGGCTTCTTTTCACAACCTTCATTTGTACGTACTTTCTTCCAAACTTTGACAGGTTTCCACTTTTTTGTTGGTATTTGTTTTTCGGGAAACTGTTTGGGTATGAATTTGGTACGATCAATGTCGAATTTAGGGGGTGGTACATAAGGTTTTTTAGGACCTTGTGTTTTGAGTGGCTCGGCTTTCTTTTGTTCTCCAGTATTTGGGCTAGGTCTTTCTTTGCGTGGTGGTGGTGGTGGTGGTGGGGGAGGAGCATCCTTTTCTTCTGCCCTTGCTCCTTCCTTTTTGTAAAATTCCCTGAGCAGCTGCGCCACTTCAGGTACATCCTGAAAACCTGTTTCGGGATTTGTTTTGTCTATTGCTCTAAACAACTCATCGATCTCTTTTTCATCCGGATCTTTGACACTTGTTTGAAGCTTCGTCAATAATAAAGATCTGATAAGACGTACTAAATCCCTGGGGATCTTATTCCATCCAGGGTGTAATGAAGCGGTTCTCCGTTGATTCCAAGATTTGGCCTTGCGAACAATACCATCCCTCAGATCATTGAACATGTCTGCAGCTTCTAACTTTTTCCCTCTATCAAAGACTTTTTTCTTATTTCCCATGAATCTCTCAACCCATTCACGGAATTCTTTATCATTGAACATTACACTCGCTGCTTTATCATCTTTAGAGGCTTCAATCACTTGATCCACAAATCTTGCCCAATACTCATCCTTAGCTTTCTTAACATCGTCTTTTTTCATGTACTTCGAATTTCCATTCAAAGCGTGAGCACCTCTATTGGTACACATCCAGTGTCTGTGCGTTTCCCCGCTGCAGAACTGACATTGTTCAATATGACAAACATTAGTAACACCAAGAATATATCCCATTCTGATAAAAACAACATGTTTCACGCATCTACTGCAATCCATATCTAACTCACACGATTCACACATACATATACAAACGCCGTGTAAGTTAGCAATCTCACAACAATGGCAGTAGCCCATTGGTGGTCCTGATAATTCATCAAAATTAATATGCTGGCCTACGATTGGTGTAACAATAGTAGATCCAGATAACTCGTCGTCTCCGACGCGTGGAACGCACTCCACAAAGGCAGCTAACCCGTTACTGGATACATTCAAATCGTTCATAGAATTGTTTGTAGCCATAATGATATCAAAATTGGTTTGAAAAATGGTAGCAGTGTTGACACACCGGCCGAGATCCCACCCCGACTGCACTCCGGGCGACGGAGCAAAATTGTTAGTCCTTCAGTGCAATTGAGGGGATCAGCCCCAACTTAAGTATGTTTGGTTCACATAACGCCCTACTACCATTCGGAACGACTTGATACTCCTTCAAGAACTTAATCTTACCTGAGAGATCCAAACACCACATATTCAACCCAACTAACCCAGGCAAGGTTGGTTACCACCTTACCATGCCCACCTTGTCAACGGTGAACACAACAAAAAGAAATGTGATCAGCACCCACAAAAACAGCCGCCGCCGTTTTTCTGTGTAGAAAACAAAAAGTACTAATCCGGATGGCACAGGTCAACTCGACCGCATGATTCCCCTTCATAGCTGAAAAACAAAAGCCAT